ATGACCCAGGCCCCATGGGCTGCGAGCGCTGTCGAGGCGCGCGCGGTCGCCGCACTGCTGCCTATGCCGGCAACGCGCGCACGCATTCCGCCGAGCAGGTGGCGCAGATCGCGGCCAGCATCCTGGAGTTCGGCTTCGTCGCGCCGGTGCTGGTCGACGAACGCGGCGAGCTCATCGGCCGGCCACGGCCGGCTGCTGGCCGCGAAGTCCCTCGGCCTCGACACCGTGCCGACCATCGTCCGAGCCGGCCTGACCGACGCGCAGAAGGCCGCCTATCGCCTCGCCGACAACCGCATCGCGCTGAATGCCGGCTGGGACGAAGCGCTGCTCGCGGCCGAGGTCGCGAAGCTGCAGGAGATGGGCGGCATCGACCTGGCGCTCACTGGCTTCGACGGCACCGAGATCGAGCGGCTGCTGGCCGGGCTGGAAACCGAGGCCGGCAACCTGACGACGCCGGCGGTTGCCAGCGGTGCCGAGCTGGTTCCTGGCAACCAGCCGGATGCGGATGGCGCGGAGCCGGCCGACGACCCCGCGGATGCGGAGCCGGAGCCGCCGCGCCAGGCCGTGGCTCGGGTCGGCGACATCTGGATGCTGGGCGAGCACCGCCTCGCCTGCGGCGATAGTACGAACCGCAGCACCGTGGCGCGCGTCATGGCCGCGGACCGCGCGACGCTGCTCTTCACCAGCCCGCCCTATGGAAACCAGCGGGACTACACCACCGGTGGCGTCTCAAATTGGGACGCGCTGATGCAGGGCGTGTTCCAGCATCTCGATGGTGTGCTCCGGCGCGATGCGCAGGTGCTGGTGAATCTCGGCTTGATCCATCGCGAGGGGGAATGGCAGCCCTATTGGCAGAGCTGGCTCGACTGGATGCGTGGCCAGGGTTGGCGTCGGTTCGGGCTCTACGCCTGGGATCAAGGTCCAGGCCTGCCCGGCGACTGGAACGGCCGCCTCGCGCCAGCCTTCGAGCTGGTGTTCCACTTCAATCGCGAGGCTCGGCAGGCGAACAAGATCGTGCCCTGCAAATGGGCAGGCACACCGAACAAGGGCAGTGGGTTGCGCGCCGCCGACGGCGAGGTGAAGGCCTACACCCATGTCGGCCTGCCTGTGCAGGAGATGCGCATCCCCGACAGCGTGCTGCGCATCACCCGGCACAAGGGTCGGGGGATCGAGACGGAGCACCCGGCGGTGTTCCCGGTGGCGCTGCCCGAGTTCCTGATGCGCGCATACGCGGAAGAGGGCGACATCGTGTTCGAGCCGTTCGGCGGTTCCGGCACGACGATCCTCGCCGGCCAGCGCATCGGCCGACGCGTCCGCGCCATCGAGCTGGCGCCAGCCTATGTCGACCTGGCGATAGCGCGCTGGCGCATGCTGCATCCCGACCTGCCGGTGACGCTGGCCGAGGACGGCCGCGACTACGACGCGGTCGCCGTGGCGCGCGCGGAGGGGCTCTCCGATGCTGCCTGATCTGCGCGTCGAGATGATGCCGGTGGCATCGCTCGCCCCCTACGCCGCGAACGCCCGCCTGCATCCGACCGAACAGGTGGCGCAGCTCGCCGCTTCGATCGGCGAGTTCGGCTTCAACGTGCCCGTGCTGGTGGATGATGCCGGCGTGCTCATCGCCGGACACGGCCGCGTGCTTGCCGCGAAGGCGCTCTGCCTTGAGGAGGTGCCGGCGATCCGGCTCGGACACCTGACCGAGGCACAGGCGCGGGCCTTTCGTCTGGCCGACAACCAGCTGGCATTGACCTCGACCTGGGACGAAAGCCTGCTCGCCGCCGAGCTACGCGCGCTGCGCACCGATGAATTCGACCTCGGGCTGATCGGCTTCGATGGGGCTACGCTCGATCGCCTACTGGGCGAGGCGACATCAGATGCGCCGGCCGCACCCACCGGGGATCCGGACGCCCCGGCGCCGGCGCCGCCGGAAGCTCCAGTCACCCGGCCCGGCGACCTCTGGCTGCTCGGCCCCCACCGCCTCCTCTGCGGCGATGCCACCAGTGCCGGCGATGTGGCCCGGCTGCTGGACGGCGGGCGGCCGCATTTGATGATCACCGACCCGCCCTATGGGGTGAACTACGACCCCGAATGGCGGAATGAGGCTGGCGTCTCGGCGACGATGCGCACCGGCAAGGTGGCGAATGACGACCGCGCCGACTGGCGCGAAGCCTGGGCGCAGTTCCCCGGCGACGTCGCCTATGTCTGGCATGCCGGCGTGCATGCGCGCACCGTCATCGAAAGCCTCGAGGCCGCAGGCTTCGTCGTGCGTAGCCAGATCGTCTGGGCGAAATCGCGCTTCGTGCTGGGGCGCGGCGACTACCATTGGCAGCACGAGCCCTGCCTCTACGCCGTCCGCAAAGGCGCGACGGGCCACTGGCAGGGCGCGCGTGATCAGGCGACGCTCTGGCCGATCAGCACAGGCGGCGACGAGGATGCCGCGACGGTGCACGGCACGCAAAAGCCGGTCGAGTGCATGCGGCGGCCGATCGTGAACAACAGCGCGCTGGGCGATGCGGTCTACGAGCCGTTCTCCGGCAGCGGCAGCACCATCATCGCGGCGGAGACGACGGGGCGCATCTGCTGCGCGATGGAGCTCGATCCCCGCTATGTCGATGTCGCGGTGCGGCGCTGGCAGACCTTCACCGGCCGGGCGGCCGTGCTCGCTGGGGAGGAGCGCGTCTTCGACGACGTCGCCGCCACCCGCGGGGTGCGGGCGGCGGCGTGATCCGCGTGGTCGGCGCGCGTCAAGTCGGCAGGTGGTAAATGGTGAAGGAGCCCTTCGCGCCCTCCTTGTTCGGGCCGACCTGGCGGACCCGCTCCAGCACCTGCACCTCGATCCCCTCGCGCTTCTTGAGGCCGGCAAAGAATCCCCGCACCGTGTGACCCTGCCAGCCGGTCGCCTCGCAGATCTGCGCGATGGTCGCGCCCTCCTCGCGGCGGAGCAGGGCGAGCACCTGCTCCTGCTTCGTGCCCTCGCGCGGCTTCCGCGGCGCGCCGGGCTCGCGCGACGAGCGGGGCGGCTTGCCGGCGAGGGCGGTGCGGAGGGTCTCGATGGCGCGGCTGATCGGGTTGTCGGTCGCGTCCTGCGCGGGGCTGGCGCCCCAGGCAGCCAGCACCGCAGCGGCGGCGTCGCGCAGGCTGGCGCGCGGGGCGGGCGTGGGCGCGCCCTGGGCGGGTTCGGCTTCCTCCGCGGGGACATCCTCCTTGCCGGCGTCCTCCCCGCCCGTGGGCGCCGTGTCGGCGACCGGCGCGTCCGACTGCGCGCCGCCCTCGTTCGGGTCGATACCAATGGCGCGCAGCCCTTCGTCGGTGATGCGCGCCACAATCCAGGTCCCGTCCTCATCCTGGCGCCAGCCGAGCCCGACATGCTCCCGCGGCGCGTTGATCTCGGTGAGCAGGTTGCTCTTGATCAGGCTGCGGAACACCGCGTTGCGGGCCGCGGCCGGCAGGGTCTTCGGCGCGCGGGCGAAGCCCATCTCGTGCTGTGCGGCGGCGCTCAGGATCACGCGCTGGCTGTCGGAAAGCTTGGTCATCATGGTGTTCTCCGGTTCCGGGCGCCGCTCATCGGCCCCTACTGCCGGGAGCCCCGCCGGCGCTGCCGGTCGGGGCGGGTGCGGGAGTAGCCTGCTTCAGCGGGCGTATTCGCCGCGGTGGAAATGCTGATCCGCGATGTCCTTCAGCTTCGCGGTGGCGTCCGAAAGCCAGGCCGCCTCGCCCCAGAGCACCGTCTCGGGGTCCGCGCTGAAATGGTCCGCGCTGGCCTGCTGGAGCTCCGCGAGGAGGGCGTCGAACTCGGCCTTCTTTGCGAGGAAGGCTTCGAGGCTCTTCTGCTGGTTGCGGGCGGCGCGGGCTTCGCGGTCGACCATCGTGCTCTCCGTCTGCTGCGCGATGCTCCGCGCGTGACGGACCATTCGCGCTGCGGCTAGGGCTGAGCCAAGCGCGATCGGCGCGGCGGCGATTGCTATCTTCGAGGGATCTCGATCACATCATGATCGCCACCGCGCAGCCGGGCCGCGTGGCCTCGCAGCGCGAGGTGGCACGCCGCCTCGGCATCTCCCACACGGCGCTGCAGAAGGCGCAGCGCGCCGGGCGCATCGCGCCGGAGGCCGACGGCGCCTGGGACGTCGAGAAGGTCCGCGCCGGTCTCGCCGAGAGCAGCGATCCCGTCCGGAAGACGGCCACGCTGGCGCCGGCGCCGCCGGCAGCACCACGCCCTCCCGTGCCGCCGCCCGTCGCCGCAGTGCCGCCACCCGCGGACCCGCTGCCGCGTGCGGCCCAGAACACTTTCCACGATGCGCGCACGGCGAATGAGGTGCTGAAGGCGCAGGAGCGCCGGCTGCGGCTCGACGAACGAAAGGGCAAGCTGGTCGACAAGGCGCGCGCGCTGCTGCTCGTGCACCGCCTCGCCAAGGAGGAGCGCGACGCTATCCTCGCCTGGCCGGCCCGAGTGGCTGCCGAGATGGCCGCCGAGCTCGGCGTCGATGTGCATCAGCTGCAGACGATGATGGACACGCGGCTCCGCCAGCATCTGGCCGCGCGGCACGATGTCCGGGTGAGTGTCGGCTGATGGCGGGCGAGCATCTCCTGGAGGAGCTCGGCCGCTTCGAGGGCGATGCCGAGATCCTGCAAGCCTGGCGCGACGGCATGGCGCCGGAGCCCTCGCTGCTGGTCTCGGAATGGGCGGACCGGCACCGCATGCTCGGCAGCCGCGGCTCCGCCGAGCCCGGGCCCTGGCGCACGGCGCGCACGCCCTATCTGCGCGAGATCATGGATGCGCTGTCGCCGGCCCATCCGGCGCGGCGCGTCGTCTTCATGAAGGGTGCCCAGGTCGGCGGGACCGAGTGCGGCAATAACTGGATTGGCTACGTCATCCACCACGCGCCGGGGCCGATGCTCGCGGTTCAGCCGACGACAGAACTCGCCAAGCGCTTCTCCGACCAGCGCATCGACCCGCTGGTCGAGGAGACGCCGGCGATCCGGGAACGGGTCGCCCCAGCGCGGTCGCGGGACAGCGGCAATCGACAGCTCAGCAAGGAGTTTCCTGGCGGGCAACTGGTGATGACCGGTGCCAACAGCGCGGTCGGCCTGCGTTCCATGTCCGCCCGCTTCCTGTTCCTCGACGAGATCGATGCCTATCCCGGCGACGTCGAGGGCGAGGGCGACCCCATCGCGCTGGCCGAGGCGCGCGCACGGACCTTCGGCTGGCGCCGAAAAATGCTGCTGGTCAGCACGCCGACCATTGCCGGTCTGTCGCGGATCGAGCGGGAGTACCTGGCGTCCGATCAGCGACGCTATTTCGTGCCCTGCCCACATTGCGGCCATGCCCAGCACCTGCGCTTCGAGCGGCTGGTCTGGGACGAGGGCCATCCCGACACGGCGCGATATCTCTGCGAGGGTTGCGACCAGGCGATCGGCGAGCAGCATAAGGCGGCGATGCTGGCCGCCGGCGAATGGCGGGCCACCGCCACGCCGGCCGACCCGCACGCCATCAGCTTCCACATCTCGGCGCTCTACTCGCCGCCGGGCTGGATGCCCTGGTCGGAGATCGCCCGCCTCTGGCTGGCGGCGCAGGGCGACGACCGGGCGATCAAAACCTTCCGCAACACCGTGCTGGGCGAGACCTGGCAGGAGGCGGGCGAAGCGCCGGACTGGCAGCGGCTCTACGATCGCCGCGAGCACTGGCCCGCGGGCACCGTGCCGATGGGCGGGCTGCTGCTCACCGCCGGCGTCGACGTGCAGCGCGATCGCCTGGAGGCCAGCCTCTGGGCCTGGGGCCAGGACCGGCAGTCATGGCTGGTCGAGCACCGCGTGCTGGCGGGGAACCCGTTCGAGGCTGCGGTCTGGGAGGAGTTGCGGCAGCTGCTCGGCGAGACCTGGCGGCATGCCTCCGGCCACCGCCTGCCCATCGCCATGGCGGCGATCGACAGCGGCGACGGCATGACCACCGCGGAGGTTTATGCCTTTGTGCGGCGGGCCGGCGCGGGCCGCGCGATCGCCGTGAAGGTCAGGACGGGCTGCGCGCGGCGATCGGCCAGCCGGCGGCAACGGAGGTGCGGCGGAACGGCCGAAAACTCGGTGGGCTGAAGGTCTGGCCGGTGGGCTCCTCCTTCCTGAAGGCCGAGACCTATGGCTGGCTGAAGCTCGATCGGCCCACCGAGGAGAGCGGCGACCCGTTCCCAGCCGGCTATGTCCACCTGCCACTCCACGCGGCAGGCGAGGAGTTCTGCCGCCAGATCACGGCCGAGCAGTTGGTGGCCCGCGCCGGCCGCAACGGCTTCCGGCGTTTGGAGTGGGTGAAGACCCGCGAACGCAATGAGGCGCTCGACTGCCGGGTTTATGCGCGTGCCGCGGCTGCGGCGCTCGGCATGGATGGCTGGGGCGACGGACGCTGGGCGCGGATGGCCGATGCGCTGTCGCTGCCGGCAGCCGACCTTTCCTCCGCCGGGCACGTTGTTCCGCCATCTCCGCAGGCCGCACCCGACACCCATCGCCCGCGCGGTTGGCTCGCGCCGCGCAACGGCTGGCTACGCTGAATAGGGAGGACGCACATGGATCCGACCGTCCTCGCCTGGGCGCTCGCGCAGCCTGCTGGCAGCCGCGCCGCCGCGCTCGCCGCCGCCTTCACGGGCGGCACCACGCGCGTGACTTTTGATGGCCGCACGGTGGAATACCGCAGCCTGGATGAGCTCGGCCGTGCGCTCGCGGTGCTGCGCGGCGCGGAGATGACGGCGGCGCGGCGTCCCGGCGTGACCTTCGTCAACTTCTCCCGTGGGGGAAGCTCGTGATGGGGCGGCTCCGGGACGCTTGGAATGTTCTGCGCGGCTATGCCGCGGCGCAGGACCAGCGCGCTTCCGCTTGGGCGGCTTCCGGCGGCAGCGCCAATGCCGAGGTCGGCATGGCCGCGGCGACGGTCGCGCGGCGCGCCCGCGATGCCGTCCGCAATGATCCCTATGCCAGCCGCATCGTCGATCTCTGGACCGGCAATGCCGTCGGCGCCGGCATCACCACGCGCTGGCCCGATCAGCGCCATGCCGATGCCTGGCGGCGCTGGGCGGAGAGTAACGCCTGCGACGCCGAGGGGCGGCTCGATCTCTATGGCCTCCAGGCGCTCGCCATGCGGGCTGTCGTCGAGAGCGGTGAATGCTTCGTCCGCTTCCTGATGGTCCGTCCGTCGCTGGCGAACCCGATCGGTCTGCGGCTGCAGATGTTGGAGGCGGACCACCTCGACACGGCCCGCAACGGCATGGTGGAGGGTGCGCCGACCATCCAGGGCATCGCGCTCGGTGAGGCTGGTGCGCCGATCGGCTACTGGCTGCACCGCGTCCATCCCGGCACGGCGTGGCTGCTGCCCGGAGCCGGTCTGGCCAGCGACCGTATCCCGGCCGGCGACGTGCTGCACATCTACCGCAAGCGCCGGCCGGGCCAGCTGCGCGACGTCTCCTGGCTGGCGCCGGTGCTGCTGCGGCTCCGCGACCTCGGCGACTACGAGGCCGCGCTGCTGATGAAAGCTAAGATCGAGGCCTGCCTGGCCGCGGTCGTCACCGAGGACGGCGACGAAGCACTGACCGGCGCGGCATCCGGCCTGCTCCGCGATGCCCAGGGCCGCGCCGTCGAGAGCTTCGAGCCAGGGATGATCCTGTATCGCCGCGGCATGGGATCCGTGGAGGTGGTGAACCCCTCCGGTGGTGGCAGCCACGCCGCCTTCGCGCGTCGGGCGCTGGAGGCTGCCGCCGTCGGCGCTGGCCTCACCTACGACCAGGTCTCCGGCGACCTGACTCAGGCGAACTACTCCTCGCTGCGCGCAGGAAAAATCGAGTTCCGGCGGCTCTGCGAGCAGGTCCAATACGGGATGCTGATCCCGATGCTGGTGCGGCCCATCGCGGATCGCTTCCACGCCCAGGGGGCGCTGCTCGGCCTGTGGGGCACCGACATGCCGGACGGCGTCAGCCACGTCCCGCCCGCGCATGAGATGATCGACCCGCTCAAGGACACCACGGCGCTGATCGCCCAGGTCCGCGCCGGCTTCGTGCCGCAGCCGGAGGCGGCCGGCGCCTTTGGCTATGATTTCCGCCAGGCCGTTGAGATGATCCGCGAGGCCAATGCGCTGCTCGACGAGGCCGGCATCTCGCTCGACACCGATCCGCGCCGCGTCGCGAAATCGGGCGCCGCCCAGGACGCCGCGCAGCTGGCCGCCATCGAGATCGCCGCCACCGGCGCCGCATCGCCTCGTGCTGATGAGTCAGCAGATGCAGGCGCCGAGCCTTCCCCGGGAGAACTGCCATGACCGCCGGCGCCTACGACTGGACGGACGACATGCTCAAGATCAAGAGCATGCAGAAGAAGTTCCGCGACAGCTTCAACGGCACGGAGATCAACGCGGCCCGTTGGGAGATCAGCTCCACAGGCGGCGGCATCACTCACAGCGTGGCCGATGGCGCGGTCACCATTTCCACCGGCACCACGCTGGACGATGAGCTGACGCTGACCAGCCGAACCCCCTTCACCATCCCGCTCAGGGTCATGGTGGCGGTGAATCTGAGCCAGCGCATCGTTGGTCAGTCCGTCTGGCTCGAGCTCATCAGCATCGATCCCACCACCGCCCAGCCGGACGGGCGCAGCGCCGCGGCCTGGCGGCTGGACGGTGCCAGCGCGACGCTCGCCAACTACGAGGTGCAGAGCGAGGGTGCGCCCCGGCTCGGCAGCACTTCCGGCAGCACCATCCCGACGACGGCCCCCGCCGGCTGGTCGGTACTGGAACTCGAGCCGACCAATGACGAATGCTACTTCCACGGTCGGCTGCTCGACACCACTGCGGCGCGGTCCAACTCCTATGTTCGTCACCAGCAGATCCCCGAGCCCAATGCGCTGTATCGCTTCCGCATCCGGGTGCGGAACCGCCAGTTCATCAACGGCATTTCGGCGGTGGCCAACAACGGCTCCGGCGCGGTGCGCATCACCCGCGCAGCGCATGGCTTTGCCACCAATGATGTGGTGACCGTGGCCGATGTCTCCGGTGTGCCCGGGGCCAATGGCAGCTTCACCATCACGGTGATCGACGCGAACAGCTTCGACCTGGTCGGCTCCAGCTTCACCGGTGCCTATCTCAACACCGGCTGGGCCTCGGTCTCGCGCAATCTGGCGCCGGCCTCGAACACCGATGTGAAGGTGCAGTTCGTCACCATCGCGGACTATGCCGAGCTCACGACCGAGATCACCGCCGGTCGCGGCCAGTCGGTCGCCGGCCAGGGGCTAGGCGTGAATGTCCTCAGCACTGTCCCGCCAACGGTCACGCCGGTCGGCGGCCAGGCCCGCAACACCTCCGGCGCCGTACCCGTGCTGGCGGCAACCGGCCTCTCGGCCAACCCGACCTCGGTCACCACCGGCCGCGGCGTCGATCTGATGGCGACGTTGATCGGCGCGCTGGTGAACAAGCCCTTCTCGATCCCGGAGTCGGATTGGCAATACGCCGCCGCCTCGGGCGGCATCACCAGCACCACGGATGTCGCCATCAAGGCCGCGGCCGCTGCCGGCGTCCGGAACTACGTGACCTCCATCGATGTCCGGAACGCCCATGCCACGGTCGCTACCGAGGTGGTGATCAAGGACGGCGCCACGGTGATCTGGCGGCAGCTGCTGCCGGCGGCGATGCCCGCGCCGGTCGAGATCACCTTTCCAACCCCGCTCAAGGGCACGGCGGCGACGGCGATGAACGTCGCCTGCATCACCACCGGGGCGCAAATCTATCTCAACGCCCAGGGCTACGCCGCGCCGTAGCGGCGCCCGCCACAGGATCCCGCATGTCCGAGACGACCGAACCGGGCGGCAGCGATGCCGCGCCGGATGCTCCTGCTGTGCCCATGGTGGCGCAGCGCGCCTTGGCGGCCCCCGCCACCGTCGATCGGGCTGCCCGCACCGTCGAGGTGGTTTGGTCCACCGGCGCGCGAGCCCGTAATTTTGTCCCCGCCCTCGGCCTGATCACCGAGGAGCTGGAGATGTCACCCAACGCCGTGCGGATGGCCGCACTCCGCTCCGGCAATGCGCCGGTGTTGGACACCCATCGCCGTGGCGGCGCGCGGGACGTGCTGGGCCGGGTCACCGCCGCCCGCCTGGAGCGCGGCCGCGGCTACGCCACGCTCCAATTCTCCACCGCGGCCGATGTCGAGCCGGTCTGGCAGCGCATCGCCGACGGCACGCTGCGCGCGGTGAGCGTCGGCTACCGGGTGCACCGCTACGAGCCGCGGCCGGATGCAGGCTCCGGCGAGACCGTCCACCGCGCGGTGGATTGGGAGCCCTTCGAGATCTCCGTCGTGCCGATCCCGGTGGATCGGGACGCCGCCGTGCGGGGCGAGGCGCCACAGGGCGCGCCCGCCATCGCCATCGAACCTGCCCTGCCCATCGAGGAACCCACCATGCCCGAGACGACGCCGGCCGAGCCGGCTGCTGCCCCGTCGGCGCCGCCGGCCGCGTCGCCGCCCGCCACCCCGCCCCAGGAGACCAGTGTGACCACTCCGCCCAGCGCCGCAGCGCCCGAGCCGACCCGTGCTGCGGCGCCCGATCTCGACGCGGTCCGCGCCGAAGCCCAGCGCGCCGAGCGCGAGCGCATCGCCGGCATCGACGCCGCGGTCGAGGCCGCCCGCGCCCTGCTGCCCCCCGAGCGGATCACGCCGATCCGCACCGAGGCGGTGGAGCGCGGCTGGAGCGCCGACCAGGTCCGCCGCGCCCTGTTCGATGCCTTGGCGGCAGGCAGCCCGCGCCCCTCGGTGCCGGCGCGGCCGGAGACCGGCCCCGGTCACGACGACCCCGCCATGCTGATCGACGCCATGGCCGAGGCGCTCGCGGCGCGATCCATGCCCGGCTACCAGCCGCCCCGCGGGGAGAATGGTCGCTCCGGCCGCCACGCCGAATTCATGGGCTGGCGCCCCTCCGACATGGTGGGCGAGCTGCTGCGCGCCCGCGGCGAGCGCAGCGTGCCGCGCAATCCGACGCTGCTGGCCGAACGCGCCTTTCACACCACCTCCGACTTCCCGGCGCTGCTCTCCGCTGCCGCCAACAAGATGCTGCTGGCCGCCTACCAGCCGGCGCAGCCGACCTACCGGCAGATCTTCCTCCGCCGCGATTTCCGCGACTTCAAGCCGCACCGTCACCTGCGCGTCGGCGACTTCCCGACGCTGCTGCCGCTGCTGGAGAATGGCGAGATCCAGGCCGGCACGATGTCCGAGAGCCAGGAAATCGTCTTGCTCCAGACCTTCGCCCGCCGCATCCGAGTCACCCGGCCGATGCTGGTGAATGACGATTTCGGTGCCTTCACCGACTTCGCCGCCGCGATCGGCTGGCGCGTCGCCGACTTCGAGAACGCCACCGCCTATGGCCTGCTGAACCTGGGCAATGGCGATGGCCCGACGCTCACCACCGGCAACGCCACGGTGTTCGGCACCGCCGCCGCCCGCGCCAACAAGGCGTCCGCCGGCTCGGTGCTGGACCTCGGTGGCCTCGCGGCCGGTCGTGCCGCCATCATGAAGCAAAAGACCCTCGACGGGCTGCCGATCGCGGTGGGTTCGTCAATGCGCCTGGTGGTTGGGCCTAACCAGGAGCTCGCCGCCCGGCAGCTGACCGTCAGCGTCGCCGCGGCGCAGACCAGCAACGCCAATGTCTATGCAGGCTTCGTGCAGCCGCTCGTCGAGCCGCTGATCCAGAACAATCGTTGGTATCTGTTCTCCGACCCACTCTCCGCGCCGGTCTATGTCTACGGCTACCTGAACGGGGCGGAGGGGCCGCAGGTCACCACCGGGCCGGTCTCCGGCGTGGATGGCGTCGAGGTCAGCGTGATCTTCGACTTCGGCGTCGGCGCCATCGACTGGCGCGGCGCCTGGTTCAACCCGGGCACCTGATCCCTTCCATCACCACAGCATGACGCGCGGGGCGGCCTTCGGGCCGCCCTTCGCGTTTTGGGAGATCCATCATGCGGAACTTCGTCCAGCCCGGCGACAGCCTGGCCGTTGCCGTCCCCTATGCGGGCGGCGTCACGTCTGGCCAGGGCCTGCTGGTCGGTGCGCTGTTCGGCGTCGCCGCCATCGATGGCGCGCAGAATGCGGTCATCGAGGCCGCCACCCAGGGCGTCTTCGACCTAACCAAGGAGCCGGCCCTCGCCATCACCGCCGGTGCGCGGGTGTTCTGGGACAACACCAACCGCCGCGTCACCACCACCGCCACCGGTAATTTCTCGATCGGCATCGCGACGCAGGCCGCACTTGCCGCCGACACCACCGTGCGCGTCTGGCTCAACCGCGTGCCGGCCTCGGGGGCGTGATGAGCACGCTCCTGCCGCGCGACCACGCGCGCCTTGAGGGCGTGCACCACGACCTCGTGCGCGTTGTCGAGCGGGCCCGCCGGGCGGTGCCCTTCATTGTCACCGAGGGGCTGCGCACGCGCGACCGCCAGGCGCGGCTCGTTGCCAGCGGCGCCTCGCGCACCATGAACAGCCGACATCTCACCGGCCATGCCGTCGATCTCGCCTATTGGCTGGATGACGGCGACGGTGCGGTGGAGCAGGGCGAGATCCGCTGGGATTGGCCGCTGTACGAGCAGATCGGCGCCGCGATGAAGGCCGCGGCCAAGGGTCTCGGCGTGCCGATGATCTGGGGCGGCGACTGGGCTTCCTTTCGCGACGGGCCGCATTTCGAGCTCGATCGCAAGGCCTATCCCTGATGAGCGCCGCCATTCTCGCGCTGCTCTCCCGCCACGCCCTGCCGCTCGCGCTGGGTGGCGCGATCCTGCTCTCCGCCACGGCCGCCTGGCACTTCCGCACCCAGCGTGATGCCGCACGCTTCGATGCAGCGACGGCTAGCCGCACGGCCGAGGCCAACGCCGCCGCCCTGGTTCGTGCCACCGCCGAGCACGCAAGGCACATCGAGGCGCTGACCAGCGAGGCCGAGCGGGCCCGCATCCAGACGGCACGCCTCGGCGCCAACATGGAGGCCATCCGCCGTGACCCGAGCCATGCTGCCGGCGCTGCCCCTGTGCTGCGCGATGCTGTCGAGCGCCTGCGCGCCGGCCGCGCCGCCGGAGATCAGGCTACTGCCGCTGCGCCTCCCTGACGCGCTGCTGGTCTGCGCGGAGGCGCCGGCGCTCCCCACGACCGACCAATTGACGCAGGGACAGGTGGCCGAATTGCTCCTGGCCTATGACGCCGCCCATGCCGACTGCGCTGGACGCTTGGCCGCGGTGCGGCGGCTGAACCCCGCCGCCGGGGGTGAGCGATGAACGCCTTCGCCGACGCGATGGCTGCGCTCGTCGCGGATTCCAATCTTGGCTCCGAGGCCGTGTACCGGCAGGGCGGCGACGGGCCGCCGGTCGCGTTGCGCGTCCTGCGCTCCTCGCCGGACCGCGTGGCCAATGCGTTCGGTACCGAGATCCTCTCGGCGACCGACATCCTCTCGGTCGCCGTCGCCACGCTGCCCGACATCGCCGCCGGCGACAGCTTCGCCATTGGCCCCGACCTGCTCACCGTCACCCATGCCGAACGCGATGCGTCCGGCACCGCCTGGCGCGTCCTCTGCCAGCGATAGGAGCCTCCACCATGCCGCAGAATGCCCTCAGCCTGCTGGAGATCCTGCGCGACCTGCTGCTGGGCGCCGCGGCGGGTCTCGCTGGTGGCTTCGTGCGCTGGAACAATCCGGAGCGCCGACGCTTCGGCTGGTGCCTCGCCTGGGAGGTGCCCTCCGCCGCGCTGGTCGGCAGCGCCGGCTACGCGCTCGGCGGCTTCCTCGAGTTCAATGAATACGGCCGGTTCCTCTTTGCCTTTGTGTTCGGCTATCTCGGCCAGGCAGCGCTGCACGACCTGGCCGTCGCCATCATCCGCCATCGCACCGGCTTGCCGCCGAGCGACGGGTCGTGAAGCTCACCGCCATTGTCGGCGATCTCCGCAAGGCACTGGCCGAGGAAGTCCGCGCCGGCGAACGCGCTGCCTCCCGCGCCGTGCGCGACGAGACCGATGCGCTGAAGCAGGAGCTGCGCCAGCAGGTGACCGGCTCGCTGGGCGGCAAGGCACGCGGCATCGCCAATGCCTGGCGCTCCCAGGTCTATCCGCGGACCGGCGTGTCGATGCGCGCGGCGGGGCTGGTCTGGAGCAAGACGCCGCTCGTCATCGACGCCTTCGAGCGCGGCGCGCTGATCCGGCCGAAGGGCGGTGGGCGGTTCCTGGCGATCGCCACCGGCTTCAACGCGGCGCGCGGCTGGCGGGGGCGCGGCGACAAGGGGCTGCGCGTCACGCCGGCCCAAATGGTGGCCTCGGGCCAGGCCTTCCTGCGTCCTTTCAAGTCGGGCCGAGGCTTCGTCTGGTGCCTGCCGCTGCGGCAGGGCGAGCAGACCGGCCGGCGCCGTCGCACCCGGCTTATGGCCGGCGGTGTTGCCGAAATCGGTACCGCCAACCGCAAGGGCCGCGAGGCCTGGGCCCGTGGGCTGCTCGAACAGGGGATGGTGCCGATGTTTCTGCTGCTGCCCCAGGTGAAGCTGGCCAAGCGGCTCGATGTTCAGGGGGCGTCGCTGCGCGCCTTGCGGCGCCTGCCGCGGCGCTTTGTGGCGGCTTGGGAAGCCGAGGCGGCGCGGACAGGATGAGTGTCCGTGAAGCCGCTCTGGCTGCCCTGTTCGCGCACCTGAACGCCGCCCTGGCCGCGCGCAGCCCGGCCCCGAAAGTCCTCCGCAACGAAACCGTGCCGCAGCGGCTGCCGGCCGGCGGGCTGGTCGTGGTGCGTGACGGCGAGACGGTGGAGGAGACCGCCATCCTCTCGCCGCTGGCCTGGGCCATCGAACATCGCGCCGATGTCGAGGTCGTCGCGACCAGCAGCGCACTTCTCGATGCCCTGCTGGTTGACATCGCCACCGCGATCGCCGGCGACCGCAGCCTTGGCGGCGCAGTCGAGTGGGCCCAGCCCGGTGCACCGTCCTTCGACGATGCCGAGGCGGAAGGCGCCGCCGCGGCGCGTGCGGCCTCCATCCCCGTCACGCTGTTCTTCACCGTCGCCGGCTCGCCGCTGGCCTGATCCCGCTCCCGGAGACGACCCATGCCCCGTGCCATTGGCGCGAATTCGCGCCTGCTCATGATTCCCGAGGTCACCTATGGCACCGCGCCCGGTGGCAATTGGCGTCGGGTGCCCTTCCTCTCCTGCAACCTCGGCGCCGAGCAGCCGCTGCTGGATGCCGACGTCATCGGCCTCGGTGGCAATCGGGATCCCGCCGCGCCGTTCTTTGATACGGTCACGGTCGAGGGCGACGTCGTCGTGCCGGTGGACCTGATCAACACTGGCCACTGGCTGCGCCTGCTGCTCGGCGCGCCGACCACCACCGGCACCAATCCGAACTACACCCACACCTTCGGATCCGGCGCGGCGACGCTGCCCTCCCAGGCCATCGAGATCGGCTATCCCGACGTGCCGAGCTACGATGTCTGCACCGGCATCCGCGCTGACGCGCTGGAGATCGACTTCTCGCCCACCGGGCCAGCCACCGCGACGATCAAGCTGATCGCGCAGGGCTCCAGCCGCTCCGGTTCCTCCTCAGGCGGCACGCCGGTCGCCGCCGCCTACACCGCCTTTCACAAGGCGCAGGGATCGATCACCCGCGCTGGCTCGGCTTTGGCGCAGGTCACCGGCGCGCGGCTCAGCTACAGCAACAGCGTGGAGGCGGTGCGCACCATCCGCGCCGACCGCAAGATCGAAGGCGCCGATCCCGGCATTGCGCGCGCCACCGGTCAGATCACCGCGCGCTTCGCCGATACAACGCTGCTCAGCCAGGCACAGAACGGCACCGCGGCGGAATTCGCCTTTGCCTTCACGATTGACGCGAACCGCAGCCTCACCTTCACGCTGCACGAGGTCTATCTCGCGCTGGCGAAGACGCCGATCGAGGGGCCGGCTGGCGTCGAGGCGAGCTTCGAGTTCCGTGCCGCGTTCAACACGACGGCGACGCGCATGATGACCGCCGTGCTGAAGAACCAGCAGGCGGGGACGGAGTATGCGTGAGCCTCCCCTTAGCCGCGCCGACCAAGGACCTCCGGCAGATCCATGGCACCATACACGATGCGCAGGATCACGGGACGCTCGTGCGGCCGCGCCTCGTACACGATGACGTAGCGGAACCGCGGCAGGGCGACGAAGCGCACCGGCAGCGGAGCAAGGTCTTCTCGCACCGTGCCGCTCTCCGGGTGGCGGCCGATGCGTTCTGCTGCGCCGAGCACCGCATCCCGCAGGGCGCGCGCGGCGGCTGGCTGTTCCTGCGCGATCCAACGGACCGCCTCGATGAGCTCCCGTTGCGCCCGCGGCGTGAGCCGCGCGCGAAGCGCCGATCTCTCCAAGGTCAGTGGCCGCTGCGCGCGGCCAGCTTCGCCTCCGCCTCGGCGATGATGCCATCGAGCTCCGCCGCCACCTCATCGATCTCGACGTAGCCCTGCTCCTCGCCCTCCCGGCGCGCATCGTCGAGCGAGCGCAGAAAAGCCTCGCGTTGCTCCTCGCGCGTCTTGAGCAGCTTGAGTGCCGCATCGATCACCTCCTGCGGCCCGTTGTAGCGGCCGGTCGCCATCGCCGACTGCGCGATGGCCTCCTGCTCCTCCGTCAGACGAACGACCGTCATTGCAATCTCCTCAGCCCAAGCTGTCCCATCGAACGTTTGGGCACGGATCCGTGTTACCCTCGGAGGCCACCTTAGCATGCTCACCCTGGACCTTCCCACCGAGCCTTATTGGCTCGACCTGCCGCGCGGCGTCCGCGTCGAGATCCGGCCGGTGACCACCGTCGTCATGACCGCGGCCCAGGCCGCCGCTGCGCGCCGCCTCGCTGCGATCCGCATCGCCGACCCGGACCTCGACCCCGACATGTCGCGCGGCCTGTCCTTCGCCTTCCTGGTCAAGGCGCTCGCGCGGCACGCCGTCACCGCCTGGGAGGGCATCGGCGATGCCGCCGGCAAGCCATTGCCGCTCTCGCCCGAGGCGGTCGAGCGGCTGATGGACCTCGATGACATCGCGGCCGCCTTCTGGGACCGTGCCACCGCGCCCGTCGCCGCGGTGGCCGCGGAGGGAAACGGCTGAGGGCCCGCGCCGCCTGGCACTTCGGCCGCGGGCCCGAATACTGCCGCGGCTGTGCGGGTCTCGGCAGCGACTGCGCTGACGCCTGCCCCTACGCCGTTCACGCGCCCACCAGCCTCGAAGGCCATGCCTGCTGGTCCGCGGGGACGTCCTGCGCCGAGGCCACGATGGCCGGCCTGACGCTCGATACCGCTGGCGCGCTCGCCGCGGCGCGCGAGCTCGGCGCCGCAGGCTGGCCCGCTGCCGAACTGCTATTCGCCCTCCGCATCGGCATGGCCGAGGGCACCGCCGCCCGCCGAGAGGGGGAGATCAAGGCCGATGGCTGATGCGACCCGCCGCGTCTCGGTCCGCCTGTCGCTGGACGATGCTGCCCGGGTCAAGGCCGGGCTGCGCGAGGTCGGCGAGACCGGCCAGCGCTCCCTCGACCAGATCCGGGGCGGCGCCGAACGCGCCTCCCGCTCGCTCGAGCTGCTCGACCTTGCCACGCGCGGCATCCAGATCACCGGTGTCGCCGTCGCCGCGCGGGCGCTGGTCCAGGCCGGTGATGCGCTCACCCAGGGCCTGTCGCGCCTGCAGAACGCCACCGGCTCGGTCGAGCGCGCGAGTTCGGTCTACGAGGCGCTGTACCGCAACGCGCTCTCCACCGGCGTCGCGGTCTCCGAGAGCGTCGATGCCTTCCAGCGCTTTTCCATCGCCGCGCGCGAGATCGGCGCCACCTCCGACCAGGTGGTTCGTCTCGTCACCGGCCTGCAGCGCGTCGCCATCGTCTCCGGGGCTTCCACCGGCGAGATTTCCTCGGCCACGCTGCAGCTGGCTCAGGCCCTGGCTTCCGGCGTGCTGCAGGGCGACGAGCTGCGCTCCATCCTCGAGGCCATGCCGCTACTGGCCGAGGGCTTGGCCCGCGAACTTGGCGTCTCCATCGGCGAACTGCGAAAGCTGGGCTCCGAGGGCAAGCTCACCGCTGAGCGGGTCTTCCCGGCGCTGTTGCGCGCCACCGAACGCCTCGGCGCCGAGCTCGACAAGGCGCCGCTCTCCCTCGGCCGCGCCTTCGGCCAGCTGACGGCGTCCACGGAAAACTTCCTCGGCCAGTTGGACCGCGCCATCGGCCTGTCCAACGCGCTGGCCCGGGCGCTCTCGGCCGCGGCCCGCGCGGTGGACAGTGTCCGCCAGGGCGCCGGGCTGCTCAGCGAGGAGGAACGCTTCGCCGGCATGCGGCGCCAGGCGGATGCCCTGGCGGCCCAGATCGCCCGGCTGGAGAGCGAGAATGACGGCCGGCCCAGCCTCACCGCCCAGACCCGCCGCGGCAGCATCCGTCCTGGCCTGGTCGGCGCCGCTGAGCAGCAGGCCGGCGTCGATCGCACCGCCCGGCTGGAGGAGTTGCGCCGGCAATACGCGGAGCTCCAGGCCGAGATCACCCGTGGCGAGCAGGCCGCCGGCGAACGCCAGCGGACGGAGCAGGAGACGGCGGCCACCGCCGCGGCCGAGGCCCGCCGCCGCCGCGCCACCCAGGACGTCCAGGAGCTCACCCGCGACCTCGACGACCGCTTCCGGATCAATCGAGAATACGAGGAGCGCGTCCGCCGCCTGCGCGAGGCTGAGGCCGCCGGTGGCGTCACCGCCGCCGAGCGCACCCGCCTCGAGACCCTGGCGCTCCAGGAGCGCGATGAGGCGCTGCGCCGGCTGGAGCCGCGCGTCGCCGCCGTCCGCCGTGCCAGCAATGAGGGCGCACGGGAGGCCCGCGAGGCCGAGCGCGAGCTCAACGAACTGCTGCGCGAGCGCGAGCGGCTGATCCAGAACAACGAGACCGCCTATGAGCGCTACCAGCGCCGCATCGCCACCCTATCCAGCCTGGTGGAGCGGAGCGAGCGCGCCGGCCGCCCGGTGCCGGAGGACACCGTCCAGCGCGAGGCGGTCGCGGCGATGGAGGAGCTGGAGCGCGCCGAGCGCCGGGTCGAGGAGGGGGCATCCCGCACCTCCGACACCGTCCGCGAGCTGGGCCTGACCTTCTCCAGCGCCTTCGAGGACGCCATCGTCAAGGGCGAGAAGCTCTCCAAGGTCATGCAGGGCCTGTTGCAGGACATCGCCCGCATCATCGCCCGCAAGACGATCACGGAACCGCTGGGCAATGCCGTCTCCACCGGCCTCAACAGCCTCGGTGCCAGCAGCTGGATGGATGGGATCGGCTCCTGGCTCGGCGGGCTCTTTCGGGCCGAGGGCGGTCCGGTCACCGCCGGCCAGCCCTATATCGTCGGCGAGCGCGGGCCGGAGTGGTTCGTGCCGGACCGTGGCGGCACCGTGCTGCCGAACGGCACCGCGCCAACCGGCGCCTCCGTCACCACCAACATCACCATCGATGCCCGCGGTGCCGATGCCGGCGTCGAGGTGCGGCTGCGCATGCTGTCGGGCCAGATCGCCCGCCAGGCCTCGGCCATGACGCTCGACGCCATCCGTCGCGGTGGCGCCGCCTATAAGACCGTCCGCGGCTAGGGGACGCCATGACCGAATATGCCTGGCCCGCCTCGCTGCGGCCGTCGCGGCTGAGCTTTTATCTGCAGCACAACACGCTGCGCTTTGTCTCGCCCATCACCCGCGTCACGCAGGTGATGCGCCGCGAGGGCGCCCGCTGGATGGCCGAGGCGACATTCGATCCGCTGGATCGGGTCCGTGCGGGCGTGCTGGAGGGGTTGCTGGCGGCGCTGGCCGGCTCCGCCAACACCGTGCGCATCTGGGATTGGCGACGCGAGTATCGCACCGGCAATCCGCGCAGCCAGGGTGACGTGCCGACCGGGCCGTACTCCTTCTCGGACAGCACGATCTTCACGGATGGCACAGGGCTTGTGGTCGGTTCCGGCAATCCGGCGCTGGCCGCCGGTGCCACTCGCGGGGCGCTCACCATCCAGACCCAGGGCTGGTGGCCGAATGCCATGGCGGTCGGCGCCGGCGACCATATCGGCCTCGCCGGCCGGCTCTACATGGCGACGGAGACGGTCACCGCCTCCGGCAGCGGCACCGCCACCATCCCGATCGGCCCGCCGCTGCGGGCGCCGGCCGCGGTGTCGGAGCCGCTGGTGCTGACGCAGCCCACCGTCGCCATGCGGCTGGTCTCCGACGACGAGGGCATCAACCCGACCCGGCCGGGGCGCTTCACGGCGATCACCATTCGCCTGGAGGAGGCCCTGCCATGACGGACGGCATCACCGCCACGCCGCGGCTTTCGCTTCAGGCGGCGGCTGCGGCTACCGCACCGGTCGCCACCCCCATCATCCTGGTCGATCTCGACTTCGCCTCTGGCGCCTTTCGCGCCTGGACCGGGCTGGGGGAGCTGCATTGGGCCGGGATGGTGTTCGAGGGGGTGGGCTCGCTCGGCGCCGTCGGCGAGATTGAGGAGACCACCGAGATCCGGGCCGTGCGGCTGACGCTGGCGCTGTCGCCGGTGCCGCAGGAGGTCGTGGATATCGCGCTCGCCGAGCGGAGCTTTCGCCTCCGCACCGCCCGGCTCTGGGGCGGGCTGCTCGATGCCGAGGGCGCCTTCGTCGCCGATCCCTTTCCGCTCTGGGCCGGGCTGATGGACACGATGGAGGTGGTGGACGGCGCCGAGCCGCGCGTCTCGCTCACCTGCGAGAGCCGGCTCGTCGACCTCGAGCGCGCCGAGGTCCGCCGCTACACCGATGCCGACCAGCAGGCCGAATACCCGGGCGACCGCTTCTTCGAGTTCGTCCCGGCGCTGCAGGAGGCGCAGATCAGCCTGCCAGCGTCGTGACGCGCCGCCCGGATTGGCCTGGCCGGCTGGCAGCCCTGCTGTCGGCGGCGGAGGCGCGCGCCTTCGATGCGCATCGATGGAACTGCGGGCGGTTTGCCCTGGCCGCCGTCGAGGCGGTGACGGGCACGCGGCCGACCGTCCAGATCCTTCCTTCTCTGGAAGCCACCGCCGATAGCGCCGGCTTTCCGCGCATTCCGCCGGCCTTTGCCCGCGCCGGCGATGTGGTGCTGGCCGGTGAGCCGCCGCGGCTCGGCGTGGTCGTCGATTGCGGCCGCGCTGCCTTTGTCGGGCCGCGGGGGCTCATCCGATCCCTGCTCACCGCCTGCACCATTGCCTGGAGGGTCGGTTGATATGCCCGCTGCCGTTCCGCTGATTGCCGTGGTCGCCGGCGGCATCGCCTCGGCCGCCGTCGGTGGCGGCATCATCGGCGCTGTGGTTGCCGCGGGTGCGGCCTTTGTCGTTTCCTCCATCGGCCAGGCGATCTTCCCGACCAAGAAGGCCGCTTCCACCACGGCCGCGGCCATCGCCGCCGACACCCTCACCACCACTGCCACGACCCGCACCCAGTCCTTCCGCCAGGCCATCACCGAGCACCAGATAGTGCTCGGCCGGGTCAAGGTCGGCGGGCCCATCGTCTTCCTGCACTCGGCGACCGATGATGCTGGCAGGGAGGATGGCTATTTCTACGCGGTCGTCGTGGTCGCGGCGCATCGCGTCCGCGGCATCGGCGAGGTCTGGCTCGGCGACAAGGTGGAAACAGACGAAAACTTCGCCGGCCTCGTCCGGGTCGATCGGCATCTGGGCGAGCCTGACCAGGCGGCCGACGCCAACCTCGTGGCGGAGACCGACGGCAAATGGACGGCGGCCCATCGCGGCCAGGGCCGCGCCTATATCGCCGTCCGCCTCAAGATCACCGCCGAGGCCTTCCCCTCCGGCCCGCCGAACATGGCGGCGATCGTCGAGGGCGCCGACACCATCCTCGATCCGCGGACGGGCGCAGTCGGCTGGTCCGACAATCCGGCGCTCTGCCTCGCCTGGTACATCACCGCCTTCTTCGGCTGGCGGGCCAGCTGGGACGATATCGACATCCCCTGCCTGATCGCCGCGGCCAACATCTGCGACGAGATCATGGGTACGGCGGCCGGCACCGCCGAGCGGCGCTACACCTGCAACGGCACGCTGTCGCTGGCCGAGGGCAAGATCGCCATCACCGAGAAGCTGGTCGCGTCCATGGCCGGGGCGCTGGTGGTCTCGGGCGGGCGGTTCTTCATTCATGCGGGCGGGCCGGCCCTGCCGGTGGCGACCCTGACCTCCGATGACCTCCGCGGCGACGTCACCATCCAGGGCAGCCGGGCGCGGCGGGACCTCTTCAACGGGGTGCGCGCTGTCTATGTCGAGCCCTCGGCCAATTGGCAGCCGACCGACGCGCCGCCGCTGCTCGCCAGCAATTACGTCGCCGAGGATGGCGGCGAGGCGATCTACACCGACCTCGAATTTCCGCTCACCACCTCCGTCAGCACCGTGCAGCGGCTGATGAAGGTCGCGCTGGAGCGCAACCGGCGACAGCGGACGGTGGCCTTTCCCGCAAAACTCTCGGCGCTGCGGCTGCGGCCCTGGGAGGGGGCGACCGTGGCCCTCGACCGGCTGGTCCCGTTCCCCGCCCGGATCACCGGCTGGAGCCTCGCCCAGGATGGTGGCGTCGATCTGGTGCTGGCCGAGGAGGATGCCGCAGTCTGGAATTGGGATCCGGCCGTGGATGAGCGCGCCACCGGCGACAGCCCCTCCGTCGTGCTGCCCAATCCGGGGCGCATCGCCACACCGGCCTGGATCAGCGTCGAGACGCCGCAGGGCAGCGCCTTTGCGGTGCTGTCCATCGCCTGGGCGCCGGTCGCGAGCGCCCATCTCGCCGGCTACGAGGTCCAGTTCATGCCGGCCTCCGTCGCCACCTGGCAGGGCTACGGGGCGGGACTCGGCGCCACCGCAGCGGGGATCCCGACCGCGGAGCCCACGGCCTTCCGGGCGCGCGCGGTGGCGCGCAGTGGCGCGGTGTCGGGCTGGCGCGAGGCCCTGGTGCCGGCCGCCGCTTCGGCGCCCACGGCGACCGGGATCGCCGGAGGGGTGCGGCTGTTTGGCAGCTTCCCGGCCGACGCCGTCCGGCTGCAGGTCTTCGAGGCCAGCAGCAACAGCCTGGCCGCCGCCGTGAAGCTCGCGACCGAGCCGACCAGCCTCTTCTGGGACCGCACCGGCCTGACCACCGGCCAGACCCGCTGGTACTGGCTGCGCAGCGTCTCGGCCGAGGGCAATGTCTCAGCCCTGGCCGGCCCGGTCTCCGCCACCGCCCTTTGATCGGAGCCAGCCATGGCCGCCCGCATCGATGACCTGATGGTCCTCGGCCAGAACATCTCCAAGACCGATCTGGCGAAGTATCTCCGCGACCGCGAGGCGGTGATGCCGCGCGACTTTGGCGGGCTGGGCGATGGGGCTGCCAACGACCGCGCGGCCATCCAGGCCTGCTTCGACAGGGCCGCGGCCGACGGCAAGCTCGCCGTCATCCCGACCGGCACCTGGAACGTCGATGCCGGCGTCACTCTCGGCGGCGGCGCTCGCGGGCTGATCATGCAGGGCGTCATCCAGTACACCGGTGCTGCCAATGCGTCGGCCACCGTCCTGACGCTGGGCGACGGCGGCACCATCCGCAATGGCGAGAAGCTCTACCTCAACCTCCAGGTCACCCGGCAGATCCAGTCGGACTGGGCCAGCGAGGCCGATATCGGCATCGTCGCGCGGAACCTCGACGCCTCGCTGCTCGACCTGCGCTTGGTCTCGGGTTTCTGCATCGGGCTGCGGACGCTGGGTGACGGCCGCGGCTTCGAGGACACCACCCTGATTCTCGGCCGCATCCTGAATAACCGCTATGGGCTCGACGTCCACTGCGCCACGGCCACCGCCTGGAACACCTCGATCCGCTACTATGGCGGCCACTTCGCCTGCGCGACCGGGATCAACGCGACGACGGATCGCTATGGCGTGCGCTTCTCGCGCCAGGCGGGAGCCTACAACAACCACAACCGGCACATCTTCGATGGGCCGAATTTCGAGCTGCGGCAGCTCGATCCCAACGCCGCCATCCCCTTCCTGAACGAGACCAGCGGCACCGCCATCATCGCCCGCGGCATGCGGATGGAGGCCTGCTCGCCAATCGCTGCCCGGCACACGGCCGCAGCCACGGACTGCGAGTACGAGGTGGCCTGGTCCAACACCTATCAGGTCGGGATCGACTACACCGCGACGGCAAGCCGGGCCGGCAATGCCGTCTACAACCGCCACCGGGCGCCGGCCTCGCGGCTGACGCGGCTGCTGGCCAATATCCCGAACCTGCGGGCGGCGGCCTTCCGATACAGCAACACCGAGATCGGGGTGGAGGGTGCCTGCGTCATCGCCACCTCCACCACCACCGAGACCACCATGGCGGGGCTGTCCTGGAGCGGGCTGGACGGCATCGCAGGCACCGGCCGGGGGTTGCTGCTGAACGCCAATCGTGGGGTGGCCTTCGTGGTGCAGACGACGCACGCGAAGGAATTCGCCCTGGCGCACTGGCTGGCGGATGGCGCTGATGGCGGGCGGCTCTGCGTCCGCTGCTTCGACGGCGCGGGGAACATCCGGGAGGACCAGGCGGAGGACGTGCTGGCCTCCGGCACCACCATGCAGTGGGTCGTCGCCTCCAAGAGCTGGCAGGCCGGCGCGGTGATGCAGGACAGCTCGCTGAACCGGCGGCAAACGATCCGGCTGGGGCCGAGCGTGGCCTTTGCGCAGATTGGGATCATCGGCTTTGACGGGCAGATCGATCTCGAGGCGCTGCGGCTTTACGGCCTGCCGGAGGATGCTCCGTCGATCCTCTATGGCTGCCCCTCGCTGCCAGTGGGCGCGCGGACGCTGGCGCTGGAGACCAGCTGGGATCTGCCGAGCCTGGCCGCGGGTGCGACGGCCAATGTCGACGTCACGGTGCCTGGGGCGCGACGCGGGGACTTCGCCGATGCGTCGCTCGACACCAGCAGCATCGCCTTCGTGCTGGACTGCCATGTGTGGTCGAACAACAGCGTGCGCGTGACGGCGCGGAACGTCAGCGCCTCGACGGTGGACCTCGCAGCGGCGGCGCTCTCCGTTCAGGTGACGAAGCGGCGCGTCGCCTGA